GCTCAACTTTCTGCGTATAGGGCAATAACCCTGAATGAACATACCCAAAAGGATTTTCCAAACAAATATGCTCTACTGGCGCGTTCCACAAGTCTAAAAAGAATTGGTAAGCGTCTATTTTTTTCTGTAATCGCTCGTTTGAATAACGCTCTTTGCCTGTATATGCAAAACTTAAATAGGTGCATGGCGGGTGTCCGATGAGCAAATCAAAATCTTCCGTAAGTGGAAACCTTCGAGGTATTCTATTTGTCGCCGCTCTATCTTTCGTATAAAGGAACTCCAAAACATCTCCTTCAAAATGTTTTCCCGCTGCGGCTGTCTGTTCGCTTTCCGTTGGCAGCAAATCACAACTCCAAGCGTCCCAGCCTGCGTTTTCAAAGGCATCACGCACTATTCCAGAATATTCACATGCTACTAATACTTTCATTTCTTACTCATTTTTGATTTTTGATTAATTGACTAAAAATATTGTGCTGATACCCTACATCATCAGGCAAAACAACCCCGACCGTATTAAGCGCTTGGCGGTATGTTATTCCGTTGTTTTCTATCTTCAAAAAACAGTTATAAGCCTTCGGGTAACGCTCCATAAGCGTCTCAAATCTGCTTATTTTTTCAAACGTTGCGCCAAAACCGCAAAACATACAACCTGTTCGCACTATCCGCGGGTCGTTGTACAGTTCGCAAAATTCGACATTGAAAAGTCGTTTGTATTCCCAGATGTCGCGCTCTGTCCAGATAGACAACGGTTTGCTTTTCGAGTGTTTTCTGAAAGCGTTGCAGCCTGTGAGTACCCAAGCTGTTCTCCTCTCTAAACTTTCCACGCCCATCTCTCCTGTTATGCTGTTATATTTCCGCGTCGGGGTCTTTTTCAAAAAGTTACAGCACCTGTCGCTACACGAAAAAGGCACATTTATCAAATAATGGTACTTTTTAGGCAAAGTGAAGCAATTGTATTTGCCATTTGATTGAACTCCGGTCAAGTATCGGTTGCTATTCTTTGTTCCATTACGCAACTCATATATCATCTTTGAATATTCCTTTGAAATCAACGGAAAACCGTACTTTCCTATAATATCTACAAGCCTGTGTTTCGGACGTATTACGGTCGTGTTTCCGAACTTCTTTGCGGCAAATCTGATAATTTCAGGGTATTCGTTTCCGGTATTCACAAAAACCGCCGGTATATCCTTTTTCATCACCTTGCGGATAAGGTGCATTAAAACAGTGCTATCCTTGCCGCCGGAAAATGAAATGACAGGATTGGTAATTTCGGCGCAAAATCTTTCTATAACCATTATTGCGTGGTCGATTTTTTGATTGATATTGCCTGCCTGCAATTCGCGTAATAACTTGGTTGTTCTTTCCATTATACCGCCTCCCGCATTTTACGTCCTACAATCGTTTTATCATCGGGCGCGGAGTGGATAATCTTCTTTGCCCACTCGCGCCTGACCTCTGCTATAACCTCGCTGATATGTTTTACTTCTGCCATTGTCTTAATTTTTAACTAAAAACATCATATTCCTTACCTCCATACTTATCCCAGTCGTAAAACTCCGTCATACTGCCATTGTGCGTGAACTTTACCTCGCCCAGACCGCCGTTGCGTTGTTTCGACACTATTAATAGCCCCGCATTTGGAACTATATCTCCATTGTCGTTACACACCACATTGCCGTACTTTTCCTCTCTATGCACAAAGACAACCATATCGGCATCCTGTTCTATTGCGCCAGAATCGCGCAAATCAGCAAGGATAGGCTTGTGTCCTTTGCTGCCGCGCTTTTCACAATCCCTGTTCAACTGCGACAGGGCAATAACCGGAACATTCAATTCCTTCGCCAAAGTCTTACACTGGTTGCTTATTGCTGCCATTGCCTGCTCGCGATTGCGGTTTGCGTTCTCAAATTCTCGTATCAATTGCAGATAATCGATAACAATCAAACCGCACTTACCCTGCTTTTTCAGCATTTTGGACTGTACGCGGATATGCCCAACAGGTATACCTGCTGTGTCGTCAATGGTTATCGGAAGGCTTTTTATCATGTCGCAATAAGCCTCGAACTCCATCATTTCGTCGTTGGTCATATTGCCAGACCTGTAACGCCATGGGTCTATCTTTAGCCCAGACATTGCCATACGGTGAACGATCTGCTTTTCGCTCATTTCAAGCGAAAAGAAAACAACCGGAACGCCCGACATAGCAGCCATACGCGTAAACTTCAACGCCACTGCCGTTTTGCCCATCGATGGACGCGCAGCAAGAATGATTAAATCGCTGTTTTGCCAGCCGTTGGTTATTGTGTCCAAATCGACAAAACCGCTCTTTATGCCGTTGGAAGCGCCCTTTTCGTAGTTTGCCTTGCGCTCCCATTGTTCCGTTATGCAATCCTGCAAAATAGCGCATAAATCGCGCGAACGCCGCTTGCCTGCTATACGTTCGCCTATAGCCGTCAGGCTTGCGTCGGCATCGCGATAAACGTCCGCCAAGTCCATCTCTTCCGAAAACGCGCTGCCGAGAGTATCGGAGCTTGTGCGTATCAACTCGCGCATGATGTATTTGTCGAAAACCACCGCTGCGTGAAACTCAACATGCGCGTCCGACAATACACGATTGGTCAGTTGCATGAGGTAAGACACTCCACCGACTTCCTCCAACTTGCCGTATTTCCGCAACAAATTGACGACGGTCAAAAGGTCTATCGGCTCGTTATGACTGAAAAGATCCTGTATCGCTCCGAAGATAACCCCGTGGGCTTCTCTGTAAAACATCTCCTTGTCGAGCGTATAAATGACACGTTCGACAGATTCGGGAAAGGCAAGCATAGCGCCTAAAACCGCCTCCTCCATGTCTATTGCCTGTGGCGGTATCTTCCCTATTCCGTCTGCTATGACGGACTTGTCGCTAATATACGATGACTTCTTTGGGTTTTTCATTTGAATACTGTATTACGTCTGCTACTGTTATTCGCGTCTTTGCAACATTGCAGATGGTTTGTTCTACCATCTGCGCAATGTCATCTTCGCTGTGATTTCGCTTGATGATTACTTTTGCCAACGCAACGAAAACACTTTCCTGCGTTTCAGGAAACGCACCTATCAAGTCGCTTAACATCTCAACTACTTTTTCTTCTCTATTGTCCATTTTTATCGGATTTTAAACTATTTACAATATTGATACTCTTGTCATGCACGGCGTTTTTACCACCATTAGAATTGGATATAGAACATTTTCGCTTGCTAAACTCTCCAACAACCCAAGTTAGGATTGCGCGGTAGTCTGATTTGTATTTTTTACCACTTGATCCCTTGTAGTTGTCAAGAATTTTAACAAACTCCAGCGTTGCTTCTTCGCCGTGTTCCGTAACGAGTGTCTGATATTCGACATTGGTCATACTGACAAACTCGGCAAATTGCATTTTTTCAATTTCTTTTTCCTTTTCCTTTTCTTTTTCTTTCTTATTTATTTCTCTTTTCTTTTGTGAATTAATGTCATCATTTTTGGAATTAATGTATACATTTTCGGAATTAATGTATACATTTCTCATTTCTGACACATCCACGAGCAAAAAATCGCCTATGACCTCAACTTTTTTGTACCGTTTTGTCGCTTCAAAATACCGATTTTGAATACCCCTACTTGTTAAAATACCAAACCTCTCAAAAATGCCCTTGTCAAAGAACCCACGTTTGAGCAATTCATGCACTACATCCTTCACGAAAGAATCCTGAACTCCGTCACCGACGCTTTTTGCAAACAATAGTGCTGTATCATCATTCCATTCGGTATAATATCCATTGCGGTATATTTTACACAATAAACGTATAGCAGTTATTTCGCCTTTCAATTGAAATCTCGCAGAAACGAATTGTACCTTTTCGTCCTGAAAAAAATCTACATCGAAAGGGAAGTAATCTATACCGGTTTTATTTAGTCTTGCCATTTTTTTTAATGTATATTCTGTTAATGCCTACATTTTTCAATAAAAACAACACGGAGCGGTTTGCTATGAACCCTGCCCAAATGCACATTTTGGGCAAGGTTGCTCCCGTCTTATCTGCTGTGCTGCTGTCCACGTGTTGTTTCATTGCTTTATTCGGTTATATCAATTATTTCAAAACTCCAATCAGAAGCATCGTCAAGTTTGATGTTGTCGTTAAGCCATTCAAATGCAGCGCATATGTTTTCGTCACTACAATCTTCTGCTTTTCCGAAATATTCGTCAAAACGCATCAACCCGTCGTATACATTATCTGAAACTTCAATATCGCCCAATCCGACCTTAAATTTTGTTTCAACCGTTAAATCTTTTATTGTCTTCATTGTTTTTAAATTAAATTAGGTTTTAGCGCCGGGTATGTCCAACAGTAGTTTTGCAACATCCGGCTTCAACATCCCGGCTTCGTTCATTTTTGCCACTAATTGAGACGCAAAAAGCAAATCATACCTGTTTTTCATATCGTTTGCGAACTTTTTTGCGAGATTTGTCACAGTCTCTTTAGTAGAATTCCAGCCACCATCAGTCTCAAAATCTTCTCTTATTCGCTCTTCAATAGAAATCGGAGTAGCAATATTCTTTCTACTTCTTGTTTTCCCTTCTTTGATAAATTCCTTTACCTTTTCATTGACTTCTTTGGTAAGGATATTATTTACCAAGCATTGAATATCTTCAAAAACCCTATTCTTGATTTTATCTTCAATTCTTTTGAAGATTTCATCAACCGCTTTTCTTACGACATAGTCTTTTAGCCTTGATTCCAAATCGCCATCCTCAAACCAAAAATCCTCTACATTTATTTCTATACGCATAATCTTAAATTTTCACTGTTCAACAATAACAATATCCGGCGCCAGGTCCCGAATCTGCTTTACCACATCATCAATAGCCGAGTTCTTAAAGTCCTCTGCCATTTCGTTTGCTGCCGGCGATACTAATGTACACGTCAGGTCGTCGGGGTTGAAATATACCTCAACTTCGATAATCCGTTTTGCCGTGCCTTTGAATAGCGGTATAAAGACGTCGAACGATTGTGGCGCATTGCCCGTTATCGTCAGCGCAGTCAAGTTGCGCCTGTCGCCTTTTACCGGGTTGTGTATCTTTTCAACCTCTTTTTCGATTGTGGCTTTGAACGTGTACAACGTATGCGCTAACTCCATCGCCGTTTGCCTGTTCTCAAAATGTGCGCGGTTCATCTTGATAAACTCCGCCATCTCAAGGGTGGTGCGATACTTGCCCGAATTGATACCAAAACGTACAAAATCGGGATGCAGCGTAAGTTTGCCGCCTATTGTGTCGCAATAATGGTTATGCTCTCCTACCACGAGAACTATAAGCATTTGCTCTCTGTCTACTGTGATGATGCAGTTTGGCTGCTCTATCAGCTCAACACGCTTTTTCAGGTACTCAAGCGGCGTTTCGAGCGTTCCGAGTATGTTTACTACTCTTGGCTCTACGGCTGGTAATGCCTTGCCTTCCCTGATTACTACTTCGCCCGTAGGCGTTTCTACTTTCAAATGAATATTTTCCATTTTATTAATTTTTAAATGTTTTATACATGGTATCAATAAACTGATTTCCTTTTTCAGTTCCCATTCTACCTCTTATATAAGCAGCATCTGTAGAATTATATCTATCTTCATAATTGCCCCTTAATATGTTTTTCATGTTCTCGCATGAATTTTCAAAATCTCTGTTTTTGTACATTTTTACTATTTTTTAAGGTTAATCACTCGTTCCGGTTCTCAACTGTCCGAAAATGCCTATCGGCAAACTACCTAACTGAAATCCGCAGGCATACGTTTCAAGCAAAATATTACCCTCTTCAATTTGGTCAACCTCGGAGTATCCCATCGTTCTAATCCCTATGTCTTCGATTATTCCTTGCTTAACAAGAGGGAATGCCGCGCCTGTATCAATCAACGCGGATTGGCGATGCTCTCTTATCACGGTACCACGGTTGATTTGGCGCGTAAATATTATGAGCCTCGCGAAATTACCTTGTCATGTTTTATCAGAGCTAATTCAAAAGAGGATTTCACAACCAAACTTACCACATTTGAACATATTTTTGACAAGCCCGGAACTAATCGTCTTGTTATTGAGGCAAATCCTGAAAGACCTTTGATTTATGAGGTTTTTTGTAAAGACGAAATTAGCGTGACAAAAAAGTGGCGAGAGGGACCAATGGCAGGCTCTTTTAAGTTGAAACTCACGGAACCTGAGCCTGTGAAGCGTATATTTAGATTTAGGGCAACGGTTGGCGCGCTTCGGGTTTCAATTACTCTAACCGCTGCAAAATTGGTAAATATCTACTGGGGCGACGGTAAAACAGATTTTGACGTTTCAGGAACAAACTATACTGTTACGCACGATTACGCCGCAATCGGCGAGTATTATCCTGTTATTACGGGATGTATTGATGAAATAACCGCTTTTTCAACTAATGCAACGACGATATGGAACAAATTGTAATTAAACGCTCAAATGCTACTGTGCCGTTGGTGCGCAAGGCTTCAGCAACCGCTATAAAGTCTGCTAAACAGACGTGGGAACTGTTAGGCAACGATGTGATTAATATCAACGTTGAATCTCCTGAAACGCAGATGTATTGTATTGGCGATGAGATTACTGTGTTCGGGCGCGTGTATAAACTTAACAGGTTGCCGAAAGTCAATAAAATTGGCTCACACGCCTTTTCATACGATTTGCAATTTGAAGGCATACAGTATGATTTAGCACGGGCT